AGTGGAGTTACGTTGTCATATACACCGGCGCGGTTATCTACAATTCGGCCAGCGGCACTAACTTCCTTGCGATACTGGTCAAGTGCCTTGTTAAAATTAGTCAGATTTCTTTTTGTTTGGCTTAACTTCTGTCCAGTTTGTATAGCATCTTCAAAGAGTAACTTAATAGTGTTGTCTTGCCACGGGAAAGCATCTATTTCCTGTCGCATCTTTGCAATATCTGCTGCGTACCCATCTTTAACTTCACTTAATGGCTTGCTGGCAGTCTCTTCTATTAACGATATGATTCTGTTAAGAGACTGCTCTCTAGCTGCAACAGTTTGATATGTTATTTGCTCAGCATCGGCTGCTATAGATTCGTTAAATCGAGTTCTATCGCGAATATTTTCCGCAGCTTTTGCAAGTGTTTCTTTAGGCGAAACAACAGCCCTGCCAACAGCGGGAGCAACATCAGCGCCAGCCGCAATAAGTCTTGGGCCAGCCAAAGCAGTACCCTTTATTACCTTTGCGCCCGTCTTGATATCGCCAACAAGTCCCGCACCGTATACATAGTTTAGTGGGTCAAAAATAAATTCCAGCGTGCCCTTCCAGTATTTTGGAAGGTCAGTATCCCTGTACGCACGCATAGCTGCCCTTGCATCAGCGTTAAAGTACTTGTTCTTGTTACTGTCCCAACTCGTGCCAGTTTCTTCCTCAAAATACCTGGCGCGTCTTTCCTGAAATTCTTTTTCCGCTCCATTAAATTGGTCGCCGGGAATCAAATTAGTGCCAATATTGAACGCAGTAAGAGCATAGAATTCTGACAGTCGCTGCAATGGATTTGCGCGGCGAGATGCTTCTGTGCCTTCAGCAAGAAAACCCCGAAGACCACCGGGCTTACCTTGCGTTTCACGTTCCTGTTTAACAGCACGCAACTGTTTATCAAACTCTTGGTCACCCGGCACAGCGCGTGCGCCTAGACCAACTGCTGTATTCAGAACTGGGTCAATAACATCAATAGCAGTTTTGGCTACGTTTTCAGCAATACCTGAGCCAAACCACTTGCCAAACTCAAGCCGCTGGTCTTCTTGCGGCTGAACGGGTTGCTGTCCAGCAAACGGAGTAGTGCCTTCTACTTGCTGCTGAACCTGTGGCTGCTGCATATAACTTGCTATTTGAGCATTTATGATTTCTTGCTGCTGTCGCTCTTTGGCGGCTTCCGCTGCTTTATTAGACTGCTGAATTAAGTCAATTTGATTTTGAAGACGCTGCTGCTGCTCGCGCTCGCGTTCCAGTCTGCGTTTGCGAAGTTGTTCGACAAGGGCAAATGGGTCTTGTTGTGTAACCATTAAAGTACCTGTGCAGCTAGAGAACCCCTAGCCGCTGTGCTTCCGGGCGTAACTCCAAGAATAGTCTGTTCAATATCCTCGCCTGTAGCAGCGATGTTTGCACCTGCCACGCCCTGCTCAAATGGAGTTAGTCTTTCATACTGCCCAAGTGTAGGCGTTGCGCCACCCATTGTTTGCATTGTTGAGAATGGTTGCTGAGAATCACCTGCGGCAAGATTTGAAAGCCCTATTATTTCCCTTTGCTGTGGCGTTTGAGGCTGTTGTGCTTGACCAGTAAAAGGACTAAACAAACCGCGTACGGCTTCCTGCCCAAGAATTGCTGACAATCCACCAAGTGACTGCGGAGATATTGTCGCAAGCCCTGGCAACGCTTGAACTCTGGACTGAGCAAGCTGTTCTTCTGGTGTCAAACCACCTCTGGCAATGGTCGCAATATCGCCTACAGTGTATCCATTAGCAAGACCGCCAAGAGCCCCATACGCTCCACCAGTTCTAGCAAGTGCTTGGCGAATAGCCTCTTGCGGGTTCATGCCGCCACGAGCAAGAGATTCTGCAAGTCGAGAAACTTCGTCAACTGAAGCACCAACCCCGGCTAACACACCAAAAGGAGAAGTTGTTCCATATTTTGCTGTGGTTTCTACAGCAGCAGCTTGAGCCAACCCAACTTCTTTTTCTGCCGCAGATTTAATACTCTGCACTTCTTCTGCGCTGGCGTTGTTTTCTTTCGCAAGGTTAACTGCGTTTTGACCTTCAATGCGCTTTATCTCTACGTTTGCAGATTGAATAATTCTTTGAAGTTCAATGTTAGTAAGGTTAGTTTGCCCGCTAATCTGAAGGTCTAACAACTGTGCAACTACAGGGTTAATAACTCGATTTTTTAAATAAGTTGTTGTTCCGTCTGGATTTGTAACAGGAGTTGTTTGTTCTATTAAGTACAAATCTGGGTTATTAGTAATAGCAGCTAGTAAAACATTTAAGTTAATCAACCCGCCGGGCGCAACGTCAGCCATGCTTTGAATAGCAGACAATACTGCTAGAAAACCTTCACTTGGAGTTGCTACATCTCCACCACCTCCAACGTATCCACCGCCTCCACCGTTTCCACCGTTTCCACCGCCTCCACCGTTTCCACCGTTTCCACCGCCTCCACCGTTTTCATTAAAGTTCAGTTTAATCCCGCCAACCATTGGAACCGGAGCTTCACCGGGAATTGGCACACCAGCAAACGGATTGTTTGGAGTTCCTCTTCTTTGCAGAGGGTCTTCAATTGGAACTTGACTAAAAGGAGTGCCTAAATTTACGCGAGAAATATCAAGCGCATTTATAGGTCTGTCAGGGTTTTGTGGAGAAGTCGCACTTAAGACTAAAGAAAAAGGAATCCCTGTTCGTGCTGTTAAAATGCTGGCAGCTTCTTCTCTTGAATCTGCATCAACTGATATAAAATCGAGACCAGGGTTTTGGGTAGTGAAAAAATCGCTCTCCTTGTAACCAGAAGGGAGTTGAGTTCGATTAAAAATAAATTTTGCCATTACTGTGCTCCAAACGGTGTCATAAAGTCAGTATAAATATTTTTCTTTGAAGTACGCTTTACTGGCTGCCTGACATCCGGGATTTTGCTGATGCCCTTAAAACTGTTCTCAATCTTTGTGAAATACATCTTAGTATCTTCATCAAACTTAAGAAACGCCATTTCTAGCGGATGATTTGTCTTAGCCATCTTAACCCCTTGCTCCCGGTGATATGTCAGCCGTTGGAACTCTTACGTTACCAGTACGAGGGCCAGCAACAGCAGCAGCAACCTGCTGCATTTCCTGAATTGAGCCTGGCATTACAGGACGAGTTGTCGTTGGTATGCCAGTGCCCGGAGCCTGTGGTCGTGTACCCATTTGGTTGCCCATTTGGAAGTTTCCAGCATTAGGCAACTGCATTGCACCTTGAGTGTTCAAGATATTACTTGCAACATCTTCTGCGCTAACTATGCCCTTTGGCTGTTCCGCTCCAGCCGCCTCAAGAATGTTCTGGATAGCAGGAATCCTAGAAGCAGCAGCAATCTGTAGTTGCTGCTGAATTTCAGGAGAGTTAAGGAACTTCTCTTCCAGAATCTTGGCTTGAACTTCCAGCGGGTTGCTGACACCGCCCTTGCGGAGAGCAGTATCAAGGTCAACGTACCCTGCGCGCCAGAGATTAGCCCACAAGTTTAGTCGACGCTCTTGTTCTTCAGGGCTGACAGAGTTAATGCGAACAATATTAACGTAGTGTCCCCTGATATCGTTTGGCTTAATTACAGCGTCTAGTACACCAACTTCCGTCTTGCCAAACACAGAAACCTTGTCATTGATGACATGCTCAACAATACGCAGGATAATCTCACCCTTGTCCTGCAACCCACGTTCCATAGCTTCCTTGACCGCACCAAAGTTAAGCGATGCGATTCCAGCAAGGACAGCAGTATGATAACCAGAGGCAGCACCAGTAGGTCGTTGACCTCGCGCAACAGCAGGTACAGTATTGGCTTCAATGGCTTCATCGAGAAACTGCTTGGCTACGCCAATCTCCGCAGGTGGTCGTGGTATTTGACTAACAGTGACCTCTACCTGCCGTGGCTTGATATTCTTGGCTCCTGGCGTGTCATCCCAGACTGCCTGAACTTCTTCTGTGATTCCTGGCGGGCCGGTAAATTCCAGTGTAGGCCATGCTGACTTACCAACAATGTCGATGTAGTGCGAGGCGAGTTGGCTCTGCGCCCGAATCATTTCAATGGAGCCGTTGAGCAGCCCCATGTACAGTTTGTCTGGCTCCATGTTGCCGGTATCCAGACCCATTTGCGGCCAGTACATAATCCACGGCAAACGACCGTATCCATGTCGCCGTGGCTCCATCACCCAGCTATTGTCTGCAACATAAGCTACGTTGCTGTGAGTCCAGACTTCCTTAAAGTTGACGTACCCACGCGTGTAGTTCTTCCACTCCGGGAAGTGTGCCTGAATCCATTCGGAGTCTACCTGGTATTCGTAGATAATCCAACGAGGCTGAGTACCGTTGTTCATGTCCCACACCAAACGCTGCGGGTTAACTACAACGGACTTAATCGGCCATGTAATAGACCGCCGGTCAAGAACGTCCCGAATCTTTTCACGGTATATGAAGTCTTTATCTTCACTTACTCCGGGCGGTTCAGGAAAGTCCTCCCATTCGTTAGCAATGAACTCGACCTTCTCCCACGAGATGCCGTACAGACCAGCATGTTTAGTCAGTTCACGGTAGACAGGAGTGCGGTGCTCAATCATGTGGTGAGCACCAGTCAAGAACTTTTCTATCAGTTCTGCACGAGACTGCCCACGGAGACTTGGGGCAGGTACGGAGATATCCAAAAACTGGGGACTAACGTGTGCGACAAGCGTGTTAATGACTGACTGCGCTGTTCCGAGACGGATAAGCGTTCCGTTCTCTGGCACACTAAAATCGAAGTCATTCATGTAGAACTCGTCGAGAACTCTACACTGGTCTTTGAATTTGCGGAAGATTTCGTTGCCGGTCTGAGATTTATCTTTAACCCATTCAAGTGACAGATAGGGTTCATTAAGGGGGTCGGACGCCTCAATTTTTACTGACTCAGCAAGTTCAGGTGCAAACTCAAGAACCATTATATTATTTCCACGAGTTCAGATTCTTCTTCTGCCACAGGCAGCCGGGCTTTGTGTTTGTTAGCCCTGTGCATCTGCATAAATTTTGACGGACTCCGCACAGCATGAGGTCTTATAGGGTTCATTCGCTTGATAGGGCGAAAGTAACCATACTCTTCATTATCATGTCCCGGTGGGTCACATGCCATTAATGATAACAATTCAGCATCAACCCAGTCATCATGTTCTTCGGTTTCACTGTAGAACAGATAGTTGCCGTTACCACTCGGCCTCATGCTGATATCTTCAAGCTGTTTCCTTAGTGTATGCCACGCTTCAGGAAATATAACAGTGTTATTTTCCAGCGCAATATAGTAATTATGAAAAAGCTGGTACTTACTTTGTGCGCTGAACTTAAACGGTGTTACAGGAAGACCAGAGTTTAGCAGATGGTCAAACACAACGTCACCTAGCCCGGTCGAGTCAATACGGATATCTCCGATATTCCAGCGTTTTATTTCGGAAGATATCGTTTCTATCTGACTGACCCAGTCTGTCCCATTCATTTCAAGAGAAAAGACAGAGCTTCTGGTTCTAGCGTTCTTGATGATTAAGACCGTGAAGTCTTGCTTTTTGCCCAGGTCAAGACCAGCGACGTACCTTTGTGAAGAATCTGGGAGCCATAGTTCTGTTCCAACAGCAGCTTCGTTAATTTTGCTGGGTCTAAAGAATCCAACACCGCCATCGGGCTGCTTGGCGAGATACATACGCTCCCAAACTTGTTCAGGCATAGTAGCCTTTTCGTCCCTGATGGCATCTCTTTGCCGGTCGGATAAAAAGATATTGTCAAATGTAGTGGCGGTAAAAGATTCATATTCATCTGACGGGTTTCGCTCTGCCCAGTGGAATAGTTTTGAGAACCAGTGGTTGCGGGTGAATGGCGGGATTCCTTCGACACAAGCTTTGCCGAGCCTGCCAGCAGAGTTCAGCATTGGCCTCAGCTTGTTCCATGCGGCCTCTTTGATATCTTGAGACTCAGTGACCCAGATGAAGTCGGGGCCAGCAGTCTGCAAAGATTCTGCGTCGTCTGCTGATTTGATTTCAATGTAAACGTCACGACGCGCAATGTTCGGTGTTTTCAGCCTGAGCCATACAGAACGCTCGTCTTCTTTCCATCCATTGCCTCTACCGCCGCCTTGTCCTTTTGTGCGTCGTACTACAAGGTCTTTAGGAATGAACTGCTGCAACTCGTTCCATGCTTGACGAGACTGAGCGAAGTTAGGAGCGACTACCCAGATGTGTATTGATGGTTCCAGCGAGTAGGTCAAGTCTGTGCCTACTGGCAGATTTAAGTTCTGCGCCATTTCCTCGTCAACCAGGAACGGTGTGACCGATGCCTGTGTGATGGCGCGCATCAACTCTGTAAGGACTGCCCTGCCTTTACCGGCCCGCCGTCCTGCCCAGACCACTTTGATGCGGGCAGACGAGTTGTGTAACTTTAATTGCCACGGTGACGGAATGTATTTATATGTCATACCCGTTAGCCGAGAACGACTCTTCCAGGGCGAACAAACTTGACTCGCCTGATATATCAATCATAGTTGTGCCGCCGTTGTTATCTGCTGACTGGCTAGAGATATGTGCCATTGGTTCTATCTCCAGCAGTCCAGACCTCTCAATCAGTTTATTCTCTGCGGTAGAAATCTTGCCTGTCTCAGCCTTGATGAACGATGTGATGCTGGATTCCAGCATGTAGACCTGCTGAAGGGCAGACCATTTCACTTCGTACTTTAACGCTGTGCCACTGGCGTTCTTGTAGACATGCGTGCGGTACTTGTGTCCGTTGGCGACGAACTCCCCCAGTGCTGCCTTAAACGACTTGCTATTTTCAATCTGCTTGCTGACTGTGGCATACTTCCACCCGAAGTCTTCGCACATGGACTGCACGCTGTCATCGCCTACACCGTAAGAGGGCAGCGACACGAAGACGCGCCTCAATGTGCGTGACCACTCAACCCATTCAGGGTAAGCCGCCAGTACATCGTCACGGAACTTTTCAGCAGGAGTTCGCGCCCGCAGACTGTGTTTCTTTGACATGCCATCAGCATATCACAGGGTTGACACCCCCGAAAATTGTCCCGATAATCACTTGCGAAGTTTTAAAAAACATGTCACGATATTAGTGACCCGGTTACTAAGCCGCTCCGTTCTTGGCATGTTTCAAGAAACTTCAAACGGAGCGGCTTTTTTATTTGCTCCGAAAAACTGGGACAGGCCAGTTATGAATCCTGTGGGGTGACGCTATACCGGATACTTCATCCGCGCCGATAGCAACAACCATACCTGGCAATACGCGGTCCGCAGCGAAACCCGAATACGCTGTAAGCGGCTCAGGAAGCGCAGCCTAAGAACTAGCGCAGTCCGTGGAAAACTCCAAAATCTCAGGGGGGTAGGGGGGCTCTTCTGCCCGTTTCTTTTCCGTCCGATTCGACGGCCTTACGGCCTGCAAACCAGTTCCTACAGAAACACTCCTGAGTGAACGTAGCGAAGCCCCAAAAGCGTAGCGTAGTGAACGCTCCTCAGACCTAACACCGTCTACTCCTTGCCCTCTGCCTTCTCAGTGACAACTCGGTGACAACTCAGTGACACAGAGAAAACGTAACGGAAACAACTTTCAGCGCTCTGAGTGGGTACATACAGAATCAACATGCGTTGCAGGTGTATCGGCGGTCAACTAGCAGCTGACAACCCGTAAACGGCAACAGGCAAGCGGTCAGCGGTAAGCTGGCAAGCGGTAAACGGCAAGCGGTAAGCGGTAAGCGGTCACTGGCAAGCGGTAACCGGTTACCAGTCACGCTGTCCCGTCCGCTACCCGCCACCATGTCTCCGCAAACGTGCTTTCTCTATCACTGCTTACGCGCGCGAGGGCGTTTCTCTGCTGTGTTCGTTACAGAGTACCAAAGTACCGGATACCTGGACTACGTAAGGCATTTTTCGGACAAGTGTTGACACCTGTGTCCAGTAGCCTCATACTGTCTGCATGTCGGTCAATGGTGACCGTCAAATGAGAGAGAGTGAGAATAAGAGATGACCAACGTAAACCCAAATGAAACAGCCCATGAATGGCACGACCGAATTTTCGGTACAGAGATCATGGAAATAATGCGCGCTAAAGTTGGAGAGCCGAGCGAAATTCTCAACACTGGCGGCGGTTGCATGGTTGCTGTCTACACGCTCGCAGACAACACCATCATCACGCTCAACGATGAATGCGCCGTACACCACCGTGACATCGAGGAATTCTGGAGTCTAGCGGAAACTGGCGAGTATTCCGAAATAGATTCAATCTGGTTCATAACGCAAAAACAGCGATGGGAAAATTTGCCCTACGGCGCAGAATGGGATGATGCGACAACGGCTCGCGTTTCCGAATGGATTGACCGTCAGCGGTTCGCCAATTAATTAATAGCACAACTGATAATGAGGATTGAGACAATGCGTACAAGTTGGACAATGCGGAAGGGCGACCTGCTCAACATGGACAATAACGCAAAAACAGCGAAAGGCCGCAAGTATGGAATCGCGACAGCGATAATGTATCTGGCGCCGTCCGATGTTAGCGGATATCAGACGTGCCCTATGGCGTCTGCAGGGTGCAAGGTCGCATGCCTTAACACTGCAGGACGCGGCCGAATGAATATGATCCAGCAAGCGCGGATTAACAGGACGCGCCGATTCTTTGAGCAGCGCGCTGAATTCATGCTGCAACTGGAGCGCGAGATCGTCGAGTTTCTCGCACTTTGTGAGCGGGATGGATTCACGCCAGCAATCCGCCTGAACGGTACGTCCGATCTCAAGTGGGAGCGAATCGGGTTCACCTCTGCCGATGGCGAGGTTTACCGGTCCATGATGGAACGGTTCCCAAACGTCACGTTCTATGACTACACCAAAATCCCGGTTCGCTACCGCGAGAATCGGCCGAGTAACTATCACCTGACGTTCTCACTGGCGGAGAACAACGATTCCGACGCTATCGAAGCGTTGAAAGCTGGCGTAAACGTCGCTGCGGTGTTTCACACTCTGCCCGACGCGTATCACTGGACAAACAGCACATATGGTCCCGGTGGATTCACCGCCGACGTTATCCCGGGTGACATAACAGACATGCGCTTTAATGATGCCCGAGGCGTGATTGTCGGATTGACCGCTAAAGGGTCCGCTAAACAGGATCGAACCGGGTTCGTAAGGTAAACAAGTAGATGAGACTAAATGGCACACTTTGGAGGTGTTGAGATGATTAAAAATCGGATACTGCCGACAGAATACGATTTCGCAGTGGCGGATTGGATTAATTCCGACCTGCGCAGTGATCGGAATTGGCACAGTCGAATCCCTGAATGGTTGGGCTCTGACCCGTTTACATGGCCGGTTGGTGCGCTGTTCGATTACTTGGCCGTGAATGGCAAAAAGAGCGAGTGCAAAGCAGATGTTCTGTTTTACTTTGGAGAGTGACATGACCACGGCAAAACAGCGAGCACAGGCATATATCGGACGCTGCGACAGACCAGCAGTAGCGTATTCGATGCCGACATATTTCAGGGCATGTCCTGAACATTACGCACAAAAATTGCAGCGAAACCCGTTGATACGGTGGGGAATGGTACGCGCTGGCGAATCCATTCGCCAAGATGGTGAGAATCCCTGCGACGAGCCCGTCTACGCAACGCAGGGCTAAGTTTCCCGCCGCTGCCGCGTAGCACCACCAGTTACGCGGTAGCCGCGGGCAACCTAGCCCGGACAACTAATCACCTGGAGGGGTGAGATGAAAACAGCGTATGAGTGGTCATTCCAACACATCGACAGCAATGGCGATATTATCGACCACGAGTTCACAGGTGCACTAGCAGAGTATCCGGCGTGGGTACGACAACTGTGGGATGGTGGCGAGTGCGACTATGCCGACTGCGCTAGTCACGAGCTTGAACTCTGGCGCAACACTTGGGAAGATCACGTCGATTGGCCGGACTTGCTGCACAGGTCGTATGCGCTGGTTGACGAGGGCGCACTGCCGATGCACACCGATGACGGGTCAATCGTGCCGAAACGGTTCCACAGAGAGTTTATGAACTGGGCCAAGCAGCAAGCCAAACAGGAGGCACGCTAATCATGCGAGTAGACAACCAGAC